CGTGTGGACGTTACTGGGTAGTGTGGTTAACAACACATATCTCACGACTGGGTATATCGGTATCAATATGTCTTCGAACGTATCAGCGATTGCTGACGCCTTTGGTGGTGGATCAATCCCTAGTAACGACAATTATAGGATACGCAACTCACGGGCAAAAGGTGCTAGAGCTAACCGCAAGCATAGGTAAAGGAACATTATGGGTCGTATAAGTCTACCGTCGATTTCAAAATTAGAGGATGTCCTTGATTTGCTGTTGAATCCTGAGAAGTACAAACAGTACCTTCTCGAATTCAAAAACGCACATGATGCTGCCACACTTGCGCTGGCGAATCTTGAGACCAAGGCACAAGCCGATACCTATCTGAGTCAGAGTATCACGGCACACCAGCACGCTGAGAAAGCGAAGGCAGACGCCCACAAGGTTCTTGCTGATGCCAAGTACGAGGCTGACAAGATGTGCGAGAAAATGTTGGCGCATGCGGATGAGATCAACAATCGCATAGTTGTAGAACAGAAGACTTTGCTAAGCCAGATGCAGGAGTTTAAGAAAGCAAAAGCTGAGTTTGACTCGTACAAGGCTGCGTCTGAGGAACAGATTGCTTCACAAAAGCGCCAGAACGATCAAGTACGGTCTGAGCTTGAGAAGCTGAGCGCGAAGCTGGAAGACAAACGAGTGAAGATTTCGCTTGCTGCTGAAGCATTAAGGTAAGGACTGCGATGCCTATTGACTCTTATGTTCAGGTTGCGACTGACGGTGCTGGTAAGAAAGTTGATATGGATCAAGTTGCCACGGCTGGAGGCGATACGATTTATAGGCAACGGGCTACATTGGTAGGCGAGACAGGCGATATTTTACAATCAATACTTGATGAACAGATCACACAGACGCGACTACTCCACGCAATCTTTAAAGTTCTGATTTCTAGCAATGCAGAGTATTCCGGTGTCGATCCACTTGATAAAGACAGAATAACTTAACAGGAGTCATATGGCACAAACAGTAGGCGGGCAAGTCGGTCCTTCAGGAGCAGCCGATAATACTTATCCTCCGTTTCGGCAAGGCCGGTCAGCGGAGTTAATCGCTCAACAGCTTCACGGAAGATATTACGAATCAGCCTACCGGCGTGCCATATTTAATGGAGCCATTGTGGCTCAAGTTACGACCGTTGGCTTAGCTACGACCTATACAGGGTTATGCTTGTCTAATCCTATTGGCAGTCCTGTTAACTTGGTTTTGTTAAAAGCTGGGTATGGGTTTACTGTTGCGTGGGCTGCTGTGGCAGCCATTGGCCTTATGGCTGGGTACAACAGCGGAACGAACGTTACACACACTACACCTGTTACACCGCGTGGCAACTTCTTTAACGGCGGTAGCGGCGGGTATGGTTTACTCGATTCGTCAGCAACCTTGCCGACAGCACCGACATTGCACACAGTCTTTAATGCTTCTACAACGGCTACGGCTGCTGTTCCGCCCCTCGTCAGCGGCCTTGTTGACTTTGAAGGTTCGTTGATTTTGCCTCCTGGCGCATATGCTGCGTTCTTCACATCAACTGTGTCTGCAGCGGCCAGCGGTCATTTTAGCTTTTCATGGGAAGAAGTGCCTGTATAAGGACACGCTATGCTTATAGACTTGCGCTCGTTGTGGGAAACTTCTGTGGTGTATAGAAAAACCTTTGCGTCGAGTGGAACGCGCACAGGGTCACGGCAATTAATGTTTATATCAGGCATGCCTAGGATACTTAACGATGGCTTTACTGAAACAAAGCACGGCTTATACTCGACTGTTCAAAATGATAAGTGCTTTGGATCACTTCTCGCTCAAGACTGGGCTAGCGCCAAGCGTAAATTTGTCCAAAGCTGGCGCAGTATTTAGTGCTGCGGCTGGTACAGTAACAGAAGTAGGGAGTGGATGGTATAAGGTTGCGCTGACATCTGCCGATACCAGCACGTTAGGAGACTTGGCTTTTTACATCACAGCTGCTACTGCCGATGATACAGACTTCTGCGATCAAGTTGTAGCGAACATCCTTGGTGACACACTTCCTGTAAACATGACGCAGATTTTAGGTACTGCTGTTTCAGCTCCTGCGACTGCAGGTATTCTGGATGTGAACGTTAAGAACATTGATAACGATGCAGCCAGTGCGTCAGGTACAGTGACATTCCCAAACGCGACTCTGGCGAGTACAACAAACATAACTGCTGGCACGATAACGACAGTCACAAACCTGACGAATGCCGCGACAGCGGGTGATTTGACGGCTACGATGAAGACATCAGTCATCACAGCGGTCAACGTTTCTACGCCGGTAGCACTCTACGTTACGGGAGATGTGGGAGGCAACGTCCAAGGCAATGTCAATGGTTCCGTTGGCAGCGTTGTAGGATTGACAGCCTCGAATCTCGATACGACAGTCTCAAGCCGTCTTGCGACGGCAGGGTATACGGCTCCTGACAACGCAACGATTACAGCCATAGCTGGGTATGTTGATACTGAGGTTGCTGCGATCAAAGCAAAGACCGATCAGTTGACGTTTACGAAATTGAATGAGCTTGACGCGAATATCCAAAGTGTCAACGATACAACAGTGAATGGCAACGGCGGTCCTGGTACGGAGTGGGGTCCATAATGGCAGTCCGTGATACATTACGAGGTTCGTTTGGTACATCATGGTCAACAGCCTGGACTCAAGCTGTAAGTGAGGTAGTTCCTTATAACTTGTACTACTTTGGGCGTGGTCGAACACACGGAGCAATCGCTAACAAGAAGCGTCTTAAACGAAAAGGTAAACGCTAATGTCGTCAGTTACAGAAGTGAGGAATTTCCAAGACATATACACTGAAATCTTGAACAAGATGCGGCAATCGACGACCGTTACCGCGATCACGGCTCAGGCGAAGCGATACGCGAATACTGCGTTGCACGACATGGTGTTTGGCTTTGAGTATAAGCTGCCGTGGCTTGAACGTACAGCGACATTAATTACTGCCGCACCTTATACGACTGGTACTGTATCAATTCCACGCGGTAGCACAGCATTGACTGGTGCTTCTACGTTATGGACTACAGCAAACGTGTATGGCGTGAATAATGCTCGCGTGACAGGCAAGATTGTCCTAGATACGCCTGATATCTACGGCGTGACCACAGTAGGTGGGGCTACATCTATCACGCTAGCGACTCGCTATGTGGCTGACGCTGATCTGGATGCAGGAGCCAGTTACACGTATTTCGAGGACGAGTACGCCTTAGCGTCAGACTTCCTCAAGCCGATTGACTACAGGCGATTTTCGCCAGCATTCAACATGCCGATCATTGGTAGGAATGAGTTTCAACGTCGGTTCCCTAGACCGAACATTGCAGGTATTCCGCAATTTGCGACAATCTTAGACAAGCCATTCTCAGGCAGTACTACGCCTGTCATCATGGTTCAGTTTTATCCGTATCCAAGTACAAACCTGATTATTCCGTATTCCTATGTTACGAAGAATCTTGCGGTGTCATCGGCAGGAGTGGAAGCAACCTCCATGTCATCGGACGATGATGAACCAGCTTTACCCGTTCGTTATCGGAACGCTCTTGTTTCTTTTGCTATATCAAAATGGTATAGGGATAAAAAAGATGACAACAGATCAGAAGCCGCTAAGAGTGATTATCAGGATGAAGTAAACAGGATTGTTGGCGATCAGCGCGTCGGTGCCAACACGACAGCACGGATTACCCCCCGTCCTGGGATGTATAGTGCTCGCTCTATCTATAACAGTGGCAAGGCTGGTAAGCGCTTCTCGACGAATAATAGTTTTGACGACTTCAGGACGTAACTATGCTGAATAAGGCCAAGTGGATCACACATCAATTTGCAGGAGGCTGGGCAACAGACTTCGGACCCACAGCCTACACCTCACCTGGGCAAGATGGGAAGCTTCAAATCCCTTACTTGCTTGATGCACGCAATACGGTGTACGAGTTTGATGGTGGGGTGCACAAGGCTCCTGGGACTTCGTTGTTGAATGCCTCCGCCCTTGAGTCTGGCGCTTCCATCCGTGGGCTGTATGACTTCTGGCGACAAGGTACAGTAGATTCTGCAACACAGAGGCGTATCATCCATGTCGGCACAAAGATCAAGTACGATCAAGCAAACGGCACGTTTATAGATTTGTTTACAGGCATGAGTGCCACGAGTATTCCTCAATACTCGACGTTTGATGATTTGTTATTGATTGGCTCGTCGGCTCCTGCTGATCTGCCTCGGTCATGGGACAACACGACCGCGCAACTGCTCGCTGGTTCGCCTCCTAACTTCTCGTTCTCAGTCACGCACAAGAACCACCAGTTTGCTGCTGGTGTGTTTACAAATCCGTCTCGGTTGTACTACAGCGTGCCACTGAATCCTGAAGACTGGACGAATACCGGCTCAGGTTCGATTGATATTGATCCGAATGACGGCGATATGATTACAGGGATCATTAGCCACAAAGATAACTTGTGGGTGTTCAAGGGTCCAAACAAAGGCAGTATCCATCGTATCTCAGGTTCATCGACTTCTGATTGGGCGAAGACTCCGTTTGTGACAGGCTTGCCTGTCGGCTGGATTCATAGCATATTCAGATTTGGCGATGATATCGGATTCGTGACTGTGAACTGCTCAGTGCATAGCCTGAAGGCGACTGCGGCCTACGGCGATTACAACCAGGCTTGGCTATCGTATCCTATCAACAAGTATATGCAGGAGTCCGTAAACAACAGTCGTTCTCGATTCTTTGTCACAGCCACAGATCCAAATCGTGGGTATGTGTGGATAGGCATCACGCCTTCTGGCCAGGTCACGAATACCCGTTATTTGATTATGGATTACAGGTTCCTGTCACAAAACGAACCGTATCCACGTTGGTCATACTGGGACAGTAGAGCCTTTGCTTCAATTCATCTTGTCCGTGATGTCTCGCGTCCTCGTTTGATGGCTGGTGGATACAACGGTTTTGTCTATAAACTCGACAACACGACTCGCTCAGACAACGGTGTTGCGATCAACATGAACGTGCAGACTCCTTCGCTGACGTATGGCGAAGAATGGCTGCTCAAAACATTGGAAGACGCTGGTGTATCGCTGAATGCGTTGAACAACAACCCTGTCTCGTTTACATGGATACGTGACGGCGTAGCGAGCACGAGTACGACAGTGACGCAAGGTGCGACAGGCGCGTTGTTTGATGTAGGCTTGTTTGATACAGCGGTCTTTGGTGGGCAAGCGTTCGTGCCTCGCTTTTTTGGTATCGAGAACGGCGGAGACTTTAGAGCGATCTCATATCAGTTCGGTGACTCCGCAGACACAAGCGATTTAGAGATACACAGCTTTATGGCTAAGATAAGCCCAAGCGGAGAGAGTGTGGAGAATAGCTAAGATGTCTGTAACACAGGTCTATACTGCCGTGCCAAATGATGTGATTACAGCGGCACGCTGGAACAATGAATTTGGCCAAATTTATCAAAACATGCTGGCCACGAACGATCACGCCGCACTACTGGCTATCACATTAGCAGGCGTAGCAGGTGACATTGTTGGTCCGTATTCCATCGGGGGTGCTCCTGACCCTAACGTGGCACTGTTTATCAAAGGAGCATTTACTGGTTCAACCTTTACGTTTGGAACTATCATACGGCATACGTTGACAGGCGGAGTGAATCAAGACATTGCTTGCATGATTATTGACTCGCCGTTGCACGAAGCAGCGAGCGGGACACATAACGAAATCGCAGGGCTGGTGATTGAACCGCCGTTTACAGGCACGGCAGGGGCAGTCACAACGAGTTACTACAGTCTGTTACTCCCACCTACCACGCTTGATGCCGGCGTAGTCACAGGGACAACCCTAAAGATATTTGCAACTACCTCTGCCGCTACAAATTATGCCTTGTGGGTTGCGTCAGGAAATACTCGCTTAGACGGCATTGTGGCTACCGGAGCAGTCATTACTGGTGCTGCTGCTGGTGACGTTGTGCTACCTATTGCAAACGGGTATCGGTCTATTGTTGCGGCTGGTAATAACTCGTTTGTCCTTATCAAAGGGGTGGATGTTGGTTCAGACGCCGTACACCTTGCTCCTGCTGGAAATGAGATTGTGTGGGGCAGAGCCCTGGTCGCTCTTGGTGGAGGGGCAGCACCGACATTCGGAACAATAGGCGGATCTGGGCCTGCAACTGCAGCACAGAACAAGTGGATGCAAGTAAAGGATAGTGCAGGCGCGACGTTTTGGGTTCCAATTTGGAAGTAAGGTAGACAACGGAGGGAATGATGGCGAGGACTGTTGACAATATAGTGAGTTCACAAATTGGCATGCTGGTTCTTCAAATCTCAACGCTCATTGCTGAGAATGAAACGCTTAAAGAACAGTTGCTAAAATTGCAGGAGGCAAAGGTTGCCCATGAAGCCTCTACTTGATGAAAACCCGACAAGCTGGCCATTTTGGAAAGCCTCTATTCTCTGTGCGGTAGTCGGCGGGATACTCGGTGCGCTTCTTGCTTTGATGGGAATGTAATATGGCATTGTCACAAATTTATTCAGCGATAGCTGGCGATATAATAACGGCTGCTCGGTGGAATAATGAATTCTCTAACTTGTATCAAAACGGCACAGATGTAGCCTTCCCAGTTACCAAGGCTGTCTCGTTTGCAGGGTTTACGCTGACGCTGGATGCGGCTGGAGTGACAACGTTAACTTCGACCGCCAGCACGGGCTATGCTTTTATCATCGGATCTAAGACTGGCACTCCAAGCGCGAGCGGTACGCTTGGCGTATTTGGAAATAGTACGTTTACTGATACGAATACTGCTGCGTCTGGTACGGCTTCGCTGTATACAGGACTGTCGGTAAAGACTCCGACACTTGCAGCCAGCAATCTGTCTGTGACGACCACGAACGCTGCGACGGTCTATATAGAAGCTGCTCCTATTGCAGGCACAAACGAGACGATTACAAACCCGTGGGCATTGTGGATAGACTCTGGCAATGTTCGTTTTGATAATGACATCTACTGGCTTAGTGGCACAGCGTTTAACGGTATCTTCGGCCATAACAACTCAGGGCATAGAACTTACACGTTCCAAGATTCAGATGATACGATAGTAGGCCGTGCAACGACTGACACGCTGACAAACAAAACGTTGACAACCCCTGTTATCAACGGAACGATTACTGGCACATACACGCTTGGTGGTACGCCGACTGTTCCTGCGTCAGCTGGTTCGTCGATGGTGTATATCGAAACGCTAGACTTGTCTAGTTCTACGATTATTCAAAACCTTAGTGCCGCATATACTGTACACGTGTTCGTGCTTGTGTCTGTGAAGTCGAGTTCTAACGCACAAACATTGGAGATGTTTTTCTCTAGTAATAACGGTTCAACCTTTGCCAATTCATCTTACTCATGGTCACAAAATGGCGTCACAACTGACAGTGATACTAGATTAAACTTAGCTGGTAACGTGACATCCACAGCCTCTTTTGGCGGCATCAATGGCACGATACGGTTATTTAATGTTGGTAGCATTGTTGTGAGAAAGCATTATACAGGCGAAGTCTCTTGCCACACAGCCACAACCGGCGTGTTTATTCACAACACGGTTGCAGGCTCATGTGGCGATGCCAGCCCTGACGTGGTGACGACAGCGGTGAATGCGATCAAGCTTGAAATGACTGCTGGTACGACGAGCGGTACCGTGTTGC